TCGCCCGTCAGGCCGACCTCGCCCCGCTCACCCTGAGGGCCGACCTCGCCGCGCTCGCCAGGCTCGCCCCTCTCGCCGCTAGACCCAGAGCCCCCGCTAGGTCCGACGTCGCCGCGCTCGCCGCGCTCGCCCTGGAGCCCCCGCTCACCAGGCTCGCCGCGCTCGCCAGGCTCACCCGTCAAGCCGACCTCACCTCGCTCGCCCTGCGGGCCAGGCTCACCTCGCTCGCCCTGCAAGCCCGGCTCGCCGTCCTTGACTCCCGCGAGGCCCTCGCGGACCAGGCGCGCAATGACACTGTCCAGCTCCGCGACCTTCGCCTTCATCTCAGCGATGATCAAGCTGGCCTGCGCCTGGATCAGCTCCCGCTCGCGCTGCCAGCTCCGACGCTCCTCCGCCAGGACCTCGCCCAGGACCTCGCGCCAGGCCTCAGTTAAAGCGTCGGCCCGCTCGGTAGGCGGCATCGGTAAGTCTGCGGACTTCCCGTTTGACGTCATCTGAGTAGTCCTTCGGTGCTTGCGGCTTCTCCGGCGCTAGAGGAACCGCAGGCGCCGACGGCGGCGCGTGCGGCCCCGGAGCTGCTGGGATCGCCCCAGCGGCAGACAGCGGCACGACCTGCTGCTGGACCCTCGGCTCGTCGCCGTGGTCCACCGCGTCGAGGCCCTCCTCCTCGCGCGCCTCGTTCGGCGAGTAGACGCCGCCCTGGACGCCCCGGGTCAGCGACTCTATGCGGTCCTTCAGGTTCGACCGCAGGAGAACCTTGGTGCTGAACTCGACGTACTCGTCAGGCTGACCCTTGAGGTCGAACAAGAAGCCGACCGCTTCCTCGAGGTGGTTCAAGGCGAAGCCGAGCCCCTGCGCGACCCACCCCTGCATCAGGACCTCGGTGGACCCGTAGGGCGCGCTGCCGAGGCCGAGAATCTGCAGCGGGATGCGGAAGGCCAGGGCGATGTGCTCCTCCGACATCTTGAACATCTCAGCCACCTGGGCGTCACGGCCGCCGATCGCCCACGGCTGGACCTTGAGGCCGGCCGTCAAGATCGGCGTGCCGCCGGCGCCCAGGCCCTTGACCTGCTCGTCCCACCGGTCCCGCAGGAACTGGACCTGGTCCTTGTCGAGCACCTGGTCCGTCGAGAGGACCGCGCTCGGGCGGGCCATGTTGTTGTAGAAGTTGATCTGCTGGTTCGTGATCGCCAGGCTCGCCGCGATGTCCGGCAGGGCGGCGACCAGCGGGCTCTCGCCCAAGATCGGCCAGGGGTAGGTCCGCTGCGTCGTGTGCAGGCGGACGTGGAGCACGTCCCTCTGGGGGACGACCAGCGGCCCCGTGATCCGCCGGTCGACGACCATGTTGCCGCCGAGGCGGTAGAAGACCTCGCCGCCCTGCCCCAGCATCGGCAGGCTGAAGCGCGAGTCCATCAGGTGGAGCTCGCTGACCTCGTACCGGTCGTTGCGGAGCGCCAGGGCGTACGCGTTGCCGTCGAGGAACAGGTTGCGGACGAGGTTCAGCAGGAAGTCCGAGATGGTCTGGTAGTCGTTCGGGTACCGCAGGACCCTGGACAGCGCGGACGTCGTGACCCGCGTCCGGCCGCCCTTCTCGTTGAGCCGCCAGTGGTCCCCCGGGCACATCGCGATCGTCTGAGCGTAGGCCGAGACGCAGGCCTCGACCATCGCCGACTGAGACGACGCGCCCAGGGGGTCGTACCCGCACTGCCACCAGTTCCAGATGCTGCCGGTAGTCGAAGACAGCCAGCCGCCGGTGACTGGGAGGTAGTACGGCCCCGGCCGGTACTGCCCTTCGGCAGCTCTGACCAGGGGCCGCAGGACGCGGGCGACGACGTCACGAGCGCTCATTCGCCGCGCGGGTGAGCCGGAGCGGGCCGCGCCGTCGCCTGCCGGGTCTGGTAGCCTGAGCCGCCAGCCGGCTTCTTGGCCTCGAAGCTCCTGGCCGCGTGCGGGTCAGGCCCGCTGCCGTCGTCCTCGTGCTCCGTGAAGGCGGCGCCCAGCGCGTGGAGGTCGTTCTCCTCCTGCGTCGGCGTCGGCTTCCCCTTGGTCCGCTCGGCGTGCTCGGCCCTCGACTTGTCGGACGCTTCCTTCTCCTCAGCGAGCCGCTTCTTGGCGGCCTCGAGGCTGTCGTCTGCCATGGTAGTCTCCTTCTGAGTTGCCTTCCAGCGCGCGGCCGGGGTTGGTCGCGCGCCACCGTGTCAGCGCCTGAGGTGGCCTACCAGGTCACGCCCTGGGTCCACGCGACGACGCCGGCGCGCCGGACGGTCCAGTTCATCGGCAAGATGAGCCGCAGGGCGAGCGAGTCCGTCTGCCAGAGGGACTGCGTGGGGAAGGCCGCCGTGCCGGGCGACGCGCCGCCGACGATCTGCGCCGGCGTCGTGTCCTCCATGTGCAGCGTGGCCTGGTCGCTGATCTCGAACCGCGGCCCCTCGGAGCCGACTGCGACGAAGTCCGCCGCGTCGATGGCCCCGACCGTGCCGAGCGGCACCGTCCCCGAGTCGATGATCGGGTACGTCATCAAGCGGCCCTGGCTGATCTCGTCCTTGAACGGGTAGACGCCCGTGTTCGGGGCGCCGGTCAGCCCGGCGGACAAGATCTGCTGCGGGTTCATCAGCCACGCCATGTTGCGGATGTGCCCCTGAGTAGCCGACAGGATGGCGCCGCTGATCTGCTTGATGTCCCCGACGAGGGCCGTGAGGCCGCCGCCGGCGGTCGCCGTCAGCGGGGCCACGCCGTTGAAGATGCCGGCGGGGCGGACCGCGGTGGCCGCGTTGGTGTCGAGGAGGATCGCGTCCAGGCTGACGGCCGTGTCCTCCTGGATCGCCTGCCGCAGCAGGCCCTCGATCGCGGGCATGGAGTGCTCGTCGATCTCCCGGGTCCAGGTGGTGATGACGGCCATCTTCTTGGGCGTCAGGACCTGAGCCGTGAACTGACCCTGGCGGACGGGGATCGGCGCGCCCTCGCCCACGAACGACCCAGCGATGGTCGGCGTGCGGGACCGCGTCGGGATCGAGATGCGGCCGGCCCTGCCGAAGTTGAGCGAGAGCCCGAGGCCGGCCAAGCGGGGGAAGACCGACTTGGGCAAGAGGGTCTCCATGACGTCGGCCCAGATCTGCTGGACCAGCTCAGCCGCCCACCCCGTGACCGTGGTCATGGCGGGAGCGGACGCGGCGCGGGCGCTGTAGTCCGCGAGGACCCTGGTGGCCTCGTCGTCGTACGCCCGGTGCTCGACGGCGAGCATCTTCCTCGCCTCCTCGACGCTCACCTTGAGGCGGTGGGCGAGGAGCTGCGAGCACCCCGCGCGGATGAGCGCCTCCATGCGCTCCTCCTTGGTCTTCGGCAGGTTGAACGGCGTCCGGCTGCTGCCGGTCGGCGCCCGCGTCGCCGTCGCCAGCTGGCGGCTGCCGCCGCCACCACCGTTGCTCCGGCCGGTGCCGTCGTCAGCGGTCCGGGCCAGGTGCTTCTCCGCCTCAGTGAGCGCAGCGAGTCCCTTCTCCTCCTGCGCGATCTTCTCGTTCAGCTCGTGGGTGACCGTGAGCTGCGCGTCGCTGACGTTCGTGTCGTCGACGGTCTTCAGGTGCTCTTCCAGCTTGTCGCGCAGGGCGGTGACCCTGTCCTGCGCGGCCTTGATCCGCTCCGAGAGCGACATGGGCTCTCTCCTTCTGCTGTTGCCGTTCGTGGTGGCGACCTCGCCGGTGGACCTGCGGGCCGCCCTCGTGCTCCTCTTGCCGGTCTCGGCGAACACGATGTCGATCGTCGCAGGAGAGACTCTCAAGCCCTTGGCCACGGCCAGGGCGTTAGGGTTGGCCGGCACGCTGACGAGGGACGTCTCGACCAGCTCGACCTTGGTGAAGTGGTCGCCGAGGTAGCCGCCGCTGGGGGCCTTCCCCTCGCGCGGCTTCCGCTCGACGCTGACGAACCCGACGGACACGGCCCGCAGGATGCCCGCGTCGATCAGGCGGCGGATCTCGTCGATGCGCTGGCTCGTCCCCTCGGGAGCGATCTTCAGGTGGCCGCGCAGCGCCTTCCCCTCGACCCGCAGGTTGGACCAGGTGCCGATGGGGAAGTCCGAGCGGTGGTTGAACAGCGCGATCGGGTTCTTCTTGAAGTTAGTCAGGACCCAGCCGTCCGACGCGATGACGTCGCCCATCCGGTCCGGCGTCTCGTCCGACAAGACGTACTCGGCGCCGTCGACCTCGCCCGCGTGGGTCT